CTTTAGTATTTTTGATGTATTGTTCCACATTTGGTAAAGTATCAGCACCATCTGAAACAATAATATCTTTATCTTGCAAAGTAGTTTGATCAAGATTAAAAACATTATAAAACTTCATATAAGGAAATGTTTTATCTCGTTCTTCACCTTGTTTATTTTCTACTTTGATAGTTAAAGGTGTCCAAAAAACAACTTGATGTGCTTTTTCACCTTTATTAACTTTGCCACCTTTTTGTTTTATTTGGTTAAATGTAGCATAAGTTTGTGATTTATACTTATTTTCTGATTGAATACACCACAGAATAAAAGTATTGATCCCAGTATAGTAAGAGCCACGAATATTTTTTGGCATACCTTGTTTAGACCAAGGACATAACCAATTTTTACCGTGACTATCCATAGCTTTAATTACTTGATCAGCTATTTTTTTCATAATGATTTGCTTATTCATTATTTAGCTCCTTTCATTTTAAAGATTGTGAAACCAAAAAAGTAAAGAGAAACAATTAAATATTTCTCTAAATTTGGATATTGTCTTTGATCACAACCACAAGGACAAGGTTTATTATAGTATTCAAATCTAAATTCTTTAGGAATATTATTCCAAAAATTAAGTTTAAACATTATTTAACTCCTTTCACTTTGGCTATTGTATGGTTAGGACTTAAACCTGTATAAGTATTGTTTTTCCAAACAACTGTATATACAGTGAATTTACTAGCACTGTTAGGTACTAATACTGTTGATGTCTTCATATTATTTAGTAACTTAATACGAAGTTTTTTTTCTTTTAGGTTTTTTATCATCTTATCTCCTTTTTTTTTGTTATTTATTTGCTTGTTCATGGTTAAATTATATACAAAAATAGGTATATGTAAATAGTTATTATTAGAAAATATTAATTATTATTAGTCTAAAATGCTTATAAAATAAGGGTTTTTTAAAGAAATATGAGAACATTGATAGAACATAATTATTTTCTCTATAATTACTCATAAATTGTACTATTTTTTAATAAAAACCATTATAAACATTGGCTAATTAATTTTTTTCGGTTATAAAAAAAGGAATGGTTAGAAAAATTTTATTACTTATAAATCATATATCATCAAAGCTACAAGTATGGAGTTGGCGAAAACTATGGAAAAACAGACAAGATGGATATGGTTACAGAAAATAACAATGTTGGCAGACCAGAGTATGAGAAAACAAAGGATCATACAAAGTTAGTAGAGGCATTGACAATAGCTGGAGTTACACAACAACTTATAGCAAATATTTTAAAAATTAGTGAACCTACTTTAAGAAAACATTACAGAGAACAATTAGATACATCTAAAGCAAGAGCAAATGCAATTATATCACAAGCATTGTTTAAAAGAGCAAAAGATGGTAATGTTCTGGCACAGATATTCTGGCTTAAAACACAAGCAGGGTGGAGAGAGAAGAACCACCTTGAAATAACAGGTAAAGATGGAAACGATTTTTTCGGAGAAGAAAAACAGCTTATTGAAATCAGAAAAATATTTGACGAATTTAAGCTCATTAAACCAAAAAATATTACTCCAGAGCCTACAATGGTTCAAGAAAGCAAGACCGAAACAAATAACCCCAAAGGGTAATTGGAATGTTTGGTTAATACTTGCTGGTAGAGGTTGGGGTAAGACAAGAACAGGTGCAGAAGATATTGCATTTTATGGATTAACTAAACCTAATTCAAGAATTGCTATTGTAGCTCCGACTCATAGAGATGGTCGAGATACCTGTGTAGAGGGAGTTTCAGGTTTGTTAAGTTGTATTGATACTGATTTAGTCGAGAATTGGAATAGGTCTATTGGAGAATTAATTTTAAAAAATGGAACTATATACAGAACATTCTCTGCTGAACAACCCGATAGATTAAGAGGACCACAATTTCACAGGGCTTGGTGTGATGAAGTAGGTGCTTGGAAATCAGGAGATACTTGGGATCAATTATTATTTGGATTAAGATTAGGAGAGAAACCACAAATAGTTGTTACAACTACACCAAAGCCAACAGATTTAATTAAAGGTCTTTTAAAAGATAATGATACACACGTTACAAAAGGCGATACATTTGAAAATAAAGAAAATCTTGCAAAATCAGCAGTAGCAAAGTTAAAAGAAAAATATGAGGGTACAAGATTAGGTCGTCAAGAATTATATGCAGAAGTATTGGAAGATGTAGAGGGTGCTTTATGGAATAGAACACAACTACAAAAGGCATTACATAAATCTACTGAACCGATACCTAATTACAGAAGAATAATTGTAGCTATTGACCCAGCTGTAACATCTAAAGCAGAATCAAATGAAACTGGAATAGTTGTTTGTGCAATAGGTACAGATGACAAGTTTTATGTTATTGATGATGTATCAGGTAGATATACACCTGATGGTTGGTCTAAAGTAGCAATACAAACATATTATAAGTATGATGCAGATAAAATTATAGCCGAAGTAAATAATGGTGGAGATTTAGTTGAAAGAGTGATAAGGACTAATGATAAGAATATTAGTTATGGAAGTGTGAGAGCAACTAAAGGAAAATATATTAGAGCAGAGCCTATTTCAGCTCTATATGAACAAGAACGAGTAAAACATTTAAAACCTTTTCCATTTTTGGAAGATCAAATGGCAAACTATAATCCAGCAACTTTTCACGGTTCGCCTGATAGATTAGATGCTTTGGTTTGGGGTTTAACAGAATTATCCACAAGAAGTGGTAAAATTTATTGGAGAGTTAGTTAATGGCAACATTATTAGAAAATTTTAAAAACATATTTACAAAGACAGATAAGAAAATAAATAGAAAAGAAGCACCAGTTGTTTATTACAACAATGTTGGTTATGACACATCAAGTAAAATTTCTTATCAAGATTTAGCCAAAGAGGGCTATTCAGAAAATGCTATTGTAAATAGATGTGTTAATGAAATTGCAACAAATGCAAGTAGAGTAAAAATAAACTTATTTAGAGGCGATGCAGAGGTCGATTCACACCCACTATTAGATTTAATAGCGAGTCCGAGTCCAACCCAATCGCAAGTTGAATTTTTTCAAGCTGTTTATTCTTACCTATTAATTTCAGGTAACAGTTATATGTTATCTGTTGGTCCAGACAATACTGCACCTATCGAACTTTATACATTACGACCAGATCGTATAAAAATAAAACAAGGTAACAGATCTATGCCACTTGCTTATGATTATATCATTAGTGGACAAGTACAAGAGAGTTATCCAATTAATCAAAAAACTGGAGATGGACAAGTTAAACACGTCAAACTTTTCAATCCTTTAGATGATTATTATGGAATGTCTCCTATACAAGCAAGTTCAGTAGATATAGATCAACACAATCTTGCAAATAAACATAATGTAAATTTATTACAGAATGGTGCAAGACCAAGTGGTGCAGTAATCTTTAAACCAAAAGATGAAACTGGTGGCAATATAAGATTAGAAGATGCTCAAAGAAGTCAATTAATAAATGATATCAATCAAAGATTTAGTGGTGCAGGTAATGCTGGTAAGCCAATGTTATTGGAGGGAGATTTTGATTGGAAAGAAATGGGTTTAAGTCCAAAGGATATGGATTTTATATCTCTAAAAAATATGTCTGCAAAAGACATAGCTTTAGTTTATGGTGTACCTAGTCAGCTAATTGGTATTCCAGATTCACAAACTTATTCTAATTTTGCAGAAGCTAAATTGGCATTATACAACGAAACAATTATTCCTTTACTAGATAGAATACAAGCAGACTTAAATGAATGGTTAATACCTAAATTTAATGATGAGGCTTTAGAATTAAGATATGACATTGATTCTATACCAGCTATGGCAGAACAAAGACGTAGAGTGTTTGAATCTGTAACAACAGGTGTACAAAATGGAATCTTAACTCGTAACGAAGCAAGAGAACAATTAGGTTATGAAACTTTGGAGGGTGCTGATAGTTTATTAGTACCAGCTACATTAATGCCACTTAACATAGCAAACGAAACTTCACCTGATGATAGAACTGAAGACGTACCACAGGAAAATATACCAGAAGAATTACAAGATGAGCCAGAGGAAGTTGAAAACACAGATGATACTGATGAGATTATAAAAGCAATTAGTGACATAAATACAACACCAACAGATGGTATGGTAGAAGAAGCCAAAAAAGGTTTAGATTGGAGAAAAGAATTTAATAGAGGTGGTACAAGAGTTGGTGCTACAAGAGCAAATCAAATACTTAACAAAGTAAGTTTATCGCCAAGTACTGTAAGAAGAATGTTTAGTTTTTTTAGCAGACACGAAGTTGATAAACAAGCAGATGGATTTAGTCCAGGTGAAAAAGGTTACCCATCAAATGGTAGAATAGCTTGGGCATTATGGGGTGGAGATGCAGGTTTTAGTTGGTCAAGAAAAGTTAGAAATCAATTAGACA